TTCATTTGCAGATAGCAGTCTTTTAAAGCCGTTTGTAGTTCTTTAACGTCAGAACGTGTTAGCATTATAATGTAGAACATGAACGGCACTACTCCGATTTTCACGCCTAAGTCAAGGATTTTTTCAGGTGTCATTGGGTGGTTTCTTTTGTAGAATTATATTACTTCAACTGTATAACCCAGTTGTTCGAATGCTAAACAAGCGTATTTGTTTGCTGAATTTATGTCTTGTAATTCAGTAGGTTGTAACTCAATAGTTAATGTTCCTTGCTGAACATCTGTAAATATCGGCTGATTGCTTTCGAAAGTTACTCTACTTGCATACGTTGCTACTGCTATCTCAAGCGTTTTGCCATCTGCTCTTGCTGCGAACTCTAGTCTTGCATAGATACTATCTAGTTTCAATTCAGTACCTAAAATTGTGATGCTCTTGTCTTTGTTTGATTTTATTAAAATTGCCATATTTTTATTTGTAAAGTTAAAATTTTATGCGAGTAAACCTGAATTTCTTAACGCTTTTACTATTTGTTTTAGCGTGTAACCATCAAAAGTATCTGTGTCGGTTATTGTTGTACCACCTAAACTTGCTAACGTTGCACTTGCTACAGATGTTGTTGGCTGTACTATTGGGGCTGCGTTCCAAAAGCCTATTTTATTTAATGTTGGCGAAACACCGAAAACCATGTTTCCACGTTGAACGTATAAAGCGTAGTTTGTTGTTCCATTAATTGCGTCAAAATAACCAGCGTAATTAGTTCCAGATCCAGAAGCTAAAAAATTACCAGCGTGATTAATTCCCGTTGCACCTCCTCCGTCTGCAATTGTTTTAATCCCGTATGAAGTGCCACCTGAAGCTGTTGAACGTCCTAAGGCATCTATTCCATAAGCTGTTCCTGCTGCATTAGCTACAGCATAGACTGCTTTTAAAGCATCTACATAAATACCAATAGATTTTCCAGTAAGAATGTTTAATTGTGTATTTGGATTTGTGTACGTTCCAATAGTAAAAGCCCCATCACCCGTAAATTTTCCTAAATTAGCTGAATCCGCTGAATTTCTCCAACGTTGAACTATATCAGTTGACAAAGCACCTCCAGCTTTTACGTCAATCCTTGCACCTCCCGTATGACCTCCGATTACTAACTGATTTGAAGCATCGAAAACTAAATTAGCTGATTGACTTACAACAGAACCGTCTTGAAAAAACACACGTCTTGTAGTTCCTGAAGTTATTGGAGTCGTGCCTATTGTTATGCCACTAGAAACCGCTATATCACCAGCCCCTAGAATACTAACCCCCCCAACAGTTTTTATATTAGTTCCACTTACTAATGTATCTTGTTTTAAAGCTAGCCCATCAAATACAGCGTTACTCGTTACAGGATTTAAACTTCCATCTGTTATTGCATTCTCAATTGGTATGTTTACTGTTACTGCCATACTATGTTAATTATTTCATTTTTTAATGTTGGTAATATTGTAGTTGTAGTAACTCCATTAACTACAAAGTTATAAGTCGTATCAGGCAATACCAAAGTACCACCACTTGATACCGTTGTTTGATATGAAGCATCTGAATTTTCAACTATTGCATCAGCACAAATTGAACTATATGAATAGATGCCACCACTCGCAATCGTATCAACTAGAATACCGTTTTCATATATTTGAACTGGTAAACATATATCGCCTATTTGCTCATTGAAATCGTAGTTTTCCATTGGTAGGTTACAGATTCCATCTCTATCTCTCATTGCAAATTGGAATACCATTTGATGCCCTGCAACACCATCACCACCTTTATCAATAAATTTAGTTACCGTACAAGATTGAACTTTACCTATCGTTTGCCACCTTGTAGAACTATTGATAACTTGAAATATATCTCTACATATTTGTAAAGTATCGGATTCAACTTCATTAAGATTTGACCATGAGTCGTACAACTTATCAGCAACATAAATAGTCAACTGTATTTGTGTTTGATTACGCAAGAATGAACCACTAGGATAAAACGCACCCATCAATGGATAGTTTAATTCATTCTCTTTATAAGCCGTTAAGAAGTCACCCCAATAAAAACTACTTAGTTGTAAGTGGTTGCTTTGAATTTCCGCTAGTTCTAGTCTTATCTGATTGACGCTTTTTATCATTGTAGAATTTCTCTAATTTTTCTTTAACTGATTTGCTTATCTTCATATAAATCTTATTCGTGTACGAGTTTCTCCAGCATCGGGTGCTATTGATTCAAAGTTACACAAATAATCATTATACGTTGTAAAAAGTGTGCAATTATCTTTAAGATAACCTACTAACTTTTCCCTATAAACTTCAACATCTTTCGACAAAGAGTCTTCTAGTTCGTTTATTTGGCTTTGTGATGCAGGTTGAATATGCTCATCTCTCGCTTGACCAACAACTTTAGATCGTATATCGTAACTTAATGGTTTTACAATTCTATAATCAACACACGCAACCAAGAAATCTAGGATGTAATCGTTTAGTAATGTAGTTTCATTAACTGTTAAATCATTATCTTCAACACCTTGCAATAAACGCTTGAAAAATGTAGTACCCAAAATAGGCAATAACATCGTATCTTGTACACGTCTCAAAGTTGTTGTGATAATATTGTTTTCTACGTTCTTATTTACAAAACCACGTTCTTTAATACTATCTATATCTGTTAAAAATGCTCCCATTATTTTACTGTTAAATTCATTTTCCAAAGATGTCTACAAGATGGCGTGTTTTTATCTGTGTCAGGGTTGTGATACCACCCACCTCTAAAAGTCCAAACGTCACGCCCCATTTTACCACTAATCAAATCTATTTCTTCACGTGTGTATAGCTTATCCATTTGCATCATTGTAGCACAAAAATCTCTTGACTTACCACCTGCAACTAAATCAGGTGCATCAGGTCTTTTTTCGTAAGAATACAACACCTCGAAATCAGCAAGTACAGAACTAGCAGAAACACCTTTGTCAGTTACAGTCCAATCGTTAACATATCCATTCGCTTGTAGTTGAAATAGTCTTTTAGAAATAAACACACCACCTTTACCAATTGCTTTAGATATTGCATCGTAACTTTCTCCTGCCTTAATCATTTGTAAGATATTTCTATCGTCATCTGTTAAGTTCATTTCAAATCTACCTTCAAAGAATGACGCTTTAAACTCATCTTCTTTGGTATCAATATTAAAGTCAATTGATTTTACTATTTGCTTACCACTTCTAGGTACACCACAATTAGCAAACAATTCCATTACGTTTATTTCTGAACTAAAAGCAGCAGGAGTTGCAGTTGGTATAGCATCACCACCATCAATTGCAGGTAAACTTGCAAGTGAACGAATTTCATTTACCGTTAATGAACTAAGAACCTTGTTAGCTACTAATGGACTCATTTGATTCAATGATTGACTTACTGCATTTTTATCTGAAACGTTTTGTTCTAGTTGTAAAGTATATTCTTTAAACGACAAACCTAAAACTTCTTTGTTTAGTTTCTGATATGCCCAATTTAAACCCTCTGCAATATTATCTTGTCTACTCTTAACATAGTTTTCTTGAAACAACTTGTAAGCGACTATCATTTCTTCTTTACTGCCAAACATAGTTTCAGAAAGTACACCAAACAAAGCAGGTGAAATAACACTATGCGCAATCATAATCTTTTTAACCGTTTCTTTGCCCGTTTCAATGTACCTTTTATCTAGGTCATTGCCGTTCATTTGGTTAATTTCAGGAGCACGGTCTTTACCATCAGCAAAAAGTACAGTTAAACCACCTTGTTTATCTCTATCAGTAGCCTCACCTTTAACTCTTTCAATGATTTTATTCTCTTCTTGTATGCTGTCAGGTACTCCATTAAGCAAAGTTATAACAGTACCACCCTTATATCCATTGATTACCTCCGAATAAGTAAAATAATCCATCTCTATACCTGCCATAATTTGCGTTATTGCACCATTATAGGTAGGAAAAGGATAGTAATTAGCAGTCAAATCCTTAGATTTTTCTAACTTTCTTTGTTTAGGTCGCTCAATAGAATAGAAAATGCACTCGAAATCATCATTCGTTGCGTGGAATATTGACTTATAACGCTTGAAATTTGTCTTTTCAGACTGTTGTGTCTTACTCCAATCGTCTGAATATTCAACATACACACCATTTTTAGTCTGTCTAAGTAGTTCAAAGTCCACTGGTTTAGCATACCAATGGTTTGTAAGTAAATCTCTAGTATAAACAACCGCCCAACCGTTGAATACTTCGTTGTCAATACATACACTATCAACAATTTCTTGGTAGTTGTAAGGACTTTTACCATTACTTAACGCTATTGGGTTAGTCGCTTCAATACCACCCGATGTAATAAACTTTATCTTTTGGTTTAGAATACCACCGTGTATAGGATTGTCATACATTAAACCAACCAAGAACTGACTGTATAGATTATCAGTTCCCCATTTTACCGTACCATTCTTATCAATCTTTTCGACTGGTTGTGGCTGTGATGCTTCTCTAAATATTTGACGAATCATAAATTGGTGTATCTGTTGTTGGTATAAAAGTTGGTGATGTAACCACCGTGTCTATCAATCTCATTTTGCCGAACTCAACTTGAGTACCTCTTGTATAATCGGTATCTGCTATGTCAGGCATTTGATAAACATAATATGTATAGTCGCCTTTAAACTTAAAATCTATATCCGTTGGTAAGATTAAAGTAAATAGGTTAAATCTTTCAATGTTTGCGTTTTCATCTGTTAAGAACTTCAAGTATTCATAAGACTTGTCTTGTTCTAAGATGAAACGAAATAGCCAATTATTTGCTACGTTTGGATTTGCCAACTCTGATAACGTCAACGCTATCTGATTCGATTGTAATTTGTTTAATAGTATCATCTTTAATCTTTCCTAATCTAATTAGTAATTCTTTGTTTTCGGGTGTATTCGGTATCATTCCGAATCCTTTAATAAAGTGATATTCCATAGTTTAAAAATTAAGGGGAGTACGATTTGCACTCCCCTATTTAGATTAAGACAAAGGTGATAACATTGCTAATATAATAGCACTTGAGATCTTCATTGCTTTTTGTTTCTCTTTACCTGCAAAGGTTAAAGTAGTTCCGTTCATATCTTCGTAAGCAGTACCAGTTGCACGATCATCTGTAACAACTGCACCGTTCTCTAAGAAGAAAACTTCGTAAGTATCATCATTCAATTTAACCGCTACTGTGTGACGACCTTTTGCAAGTTCCTCAATGTTCACAATCATAGAAGCAGTATTACCATGAAGTACAGCCGTTCCTGACTGCTCACGACCATATCCTGATGTTGCACGTTCACCGACTTTCTTATCATTAAAAGAAGCCGTTTCAATTTCAACATTAAAAGCAAAGCAATATTTACCTGCATCCAATGTCAAAGCCGAAATTTCACCTGCAGCACTTGTTAAAGTAGCTACGTTAGTGGTTGCCCATGCATAGATAGTTGCGATTCCACCGGGAGAATCGCATACCTTACTGTATCCGGTAGTTATCTCGCAGCTCATTATGATACAGCTAATTGTAATCTTGTAAAGTACTGACCCCAAACAATTGACGTACCTAATCTAAAACTAGCTTCAGCTTTCAACTTGTCGTTATAAGCGTCATACTTAATTTCATAAGACATATCTTCTAATGAATCAACACCTAAGAAAGTCAACGCTAAAGGCAATGCCCAAACATCGTTAGTTCCGTTCAATTCAGGAAGTGTAGTAATTTTGATATTAGTCAAAGGCA